CAAGACATCCTGATATACTTTGATCACAACGATGCAAACTAATCTAATAAAAACTTATAGGGTGTGTCCTGAAGCATTCTGTGATTCCATCACAGCTTTGTTTGAGGACTCATCCTCTTTTCATGTTAAGAGAGAAGATGAATACAAGTGGTTCACTGAACTCAACATCAATGAACACCATCCAGAGATTGTTCCTCTCTGCATCAATTACCTCAAGAGAGCATTAGAACTCTACAAAGATGACAACCCAGAGTACGCTAAGTATCTTGGTTTGCATGCTCTGGAGGAGTTTAGAATCAAAAGATACAGAGAGAAGGGTGAGTGTTTTGAGACACATGTTGATGTTGGAAACTATCAATCAGCAAGACGTCAATTATCATTCCTGTTCTATCTCAATGATGATTTCACAGGCGGTGGTACAAAGTTTGATGACGTCTTTATAAAACCAAGGAAAGGTGATATACTAGTATTCCCACCCATGTGGATGTTCCCTCATGCAGGTTTACCTGTAGTTAAAGGCACCAAATACATTATGTCTTCATACCTTCACTACTCTTAATGCTATCAGCAATTGAATTATCTATCCTTAGAGGATTAACACAGAATGAGACTTACGCCAGAAAAGTACTTCCATACATTAAGGAATCATATTATACGACGTCCATCGGACGTACTTTATTTGAGCTCAGTGATTCACACTTTCAACAATACAACACCTGCCCATCAAAGCAGGAGTTCGCCATCAGAATCGAAGCTCTTGACGGTCTCACCGATGACGAGTTCAAAGAAATTGGAAACACCTGCATCGAACTCTGGAATGAGGAACCGCCTAAGGAGGTGGATTTTCTAATCAATGAGACTGAGAAGTGGTGTAAGGAGAGAGCAGTTTACCTGGCTCTTCTAGAGTCCATCTCTATTCATGATGGCAAGGGTGAATCAGATCGTGGTGCAATTCCTCAACTACTATCAGAAGCTCTAGCTGTCTCCTTTGATTCTCATGTTGGACATGATTATCTAAACGACTATGATGATAGATACGATTTCTATCACGCTAAGGAGGAAAGAATTTCATTTGGACTAGAATACTTTGACAAAGTTACAAAAGGTGGCATCCCTAATAAAACTCTCAACATCGCACTTGCTGGTACTGGCGTCGGAAAATCTCTATTCATGTGCTCGTTCGCTAGCTCCTGCCTCTTGCAGGGGAAGAACGTTCTCTACATCACTCTTGAGATGGCAGAGGAAAGAATTGCTGAGAGAATTGATGCAAACCTCCTCAACACCAACATCCAAGACATTGTAGAGATTCCTCGTCCCATGTTTGAGACGAAGATAAGTAAGATACAGGCAAAAACACAGGGCAAACTCTTCATCAAAGAGTATCCAACTGCCTCAGCTCACTCAGGACATTTTGATGCACTCATCAAAGAATTGCAACTTAAGCAAAATTTCACCCCTGATATCATATTCATTGATTATCTCAACATATGTAACTCTAGTCGCTATCGTGCTGGTTCCAACGTCAATAGCTATACTGTTGTCAAGAGTATTGCCGAAGAACTTAGAGGACTTGCTGTTCAATACCAAGTTCCAATAGTCTCAGCCACACAAACCACTCGTTCAGGTTTCTCATCCTCTGATGTTGAATTGACTGATACCAGTGAATCATTTGGACTTCCAGCAACTGCTGACTTGATGTTTGCTCTCATCTCTAATGATGAATTAGAATCCATGGGACAGATTATGGTGAAGCAACTGAAGAATCGTTACAATGATGCCAATACCCACCGTAAGTTTGTGGTTGGTATTGATAGAGCTAAGATGAGACTCTTTGACGTTGAGCAATCAGCTCAAGATGACATCCTTGAAAAAGAACCTGAATTCAAGTATAATGACAATGAACCAAAATTCAAATCTAAAAACTTTGCAGACTTCAGCTTCTAGTCTTGTCCAACAGGAAGCTCCACACTATTATATGATGTATCTTCCTGATGGAGGAACAAGATGTTGTGGACAATACCGCGATGCAGTTAGACTGAAGGAGATGTATCCTGATGCTATTGTTGAAAAGGTTTATCCTCCTGAAGTCCCCAAAACTGTTAACATTACTGCCCAGAATCTGGGTATAGAAAACTCGCTAAATGAAGGTGCTAAGCAACTTCCGCAATCTGAATTAGAAACTCTAGACTTATGACAAAACGTATTGATTTTGAAAAGTACTCAAAATTTGTTAATGCTGTTACTTCTGACGAATCTCGTGATTTCGTCGCTTTTAGTGACAGAGTGGTGGCTCTTGATGAGAAGGGCGCTAACATTGAACGTCTTCTGACTGGTGCCGTTGGTATCAATGCAGAAGGTGGTGAAGTGATGGAGATCGTCAAGAAGCTTATCTTCCAAGGTAAGAAGTGGGATGATGAAACCATCTATCACCTGAAGCGTGAACTCGGCGATGTTCTTTGGTACGTGATGCAGTGTCTCATTGCTCTTGATTCAGACATGGAAGAGGTTATCAATATGAACATTGAGAAACTGAAGAAGCGTTATCCTGGTGGTGAGTTTGATGCATACTACAGTGAGAATAGAGAGGTTAACGATCTATGAGTCTTGCAATCATTTACTCAGATCGTACACAAGAATGTGATCGTGCCGTAAGTTTGATGCAGAGCCTAGAACATAAGTTTGTTGAGTATGTTCTAGGAAGAGACTTCACTGAATCGCAATTCAGAAATGAGTTTGGTGAGGAGGCAACATTTCCTCAGATTGCAGTTGGAGTCAAACACATTGGTTCACTAAAAGAAACATTACAATACTTTAATCATAATGGAATTACCAACAGACTTTGAAGTTTATGACAATGGTGACTTCAACGTGTTTCTAACACGTTGGGGTACATGGGCAGCAACCACCTGTGATGGTAAAGGACTCTGCTCTGGTTTAGATAAGAGTGCAGTCATCTTCTGGGCACGTGAACACCTGAATGGGTTTCAGTTAAGTTATGCATCATACCCTAAAGAGAGCAAGGTAGTTGAGTTATAATAACTAGGTAAGAAAGGGAGATCCCATGGCTGCTGGTAAGAACACACATCTCGAACATATTGAGGATGAGATCATCAATAAGGGAACTGCTGGTGCTCAACAAGCAATCAGCATCTTGAGAGAGATGGGTAAGATGCTCTCAGGAGATACTGGTGCTGGTGTCTCTGTCACCACCAAGTGGGATGGTGCACCCGCAGTTGTGTGTGGTATTGATCCAGCAGATGGGAAATTCTTTGTTGGTACTAAGTCAGTATTCAATAAGAACGATCCTAAGATTTGTAAATCAGTAGAAGATGTTAATAAGCTATACAGTGGAGCTCTTGCACAGAAGTTGATTGCTTCTTATAATCTACTCAAAGAGTGTGGAATCAAAGGAGTTCTACAAGGTGACTTGATGTTCACTGATGATAAGAAGACAGAGACAATTCAGGGTGAGAGGTACACAACCTTCCGCCCTAACACCATCACCTACGCAGCAAAGGTAGGAAGCAAGATGGAGAGAGAGATTTCTGCTGCTCAACTTGGTATTGTATTTCACACCAAATACAATGGTGATTCATTACCTACAATGACATCAAGTTTCAATGTGAAAGATAGTGATTTCAAAGCAAGTAATGGTGTATGGATCCAGAAAGCAGAGTTCAAGAACATTGGTAATGCAGCAAGTTTTACTTCAGGTGAACTTCAGAAATACAATGCAGCAGTGAACAAGGCAGAAGGTTCAGCAAAGCAAACAAAAGGAGTACTTGACTTTATTCAATCTGGTAAGAGGACGTTACAGATTGATACTGAGTTCAAGAAGTTCTTCAACAACTATGTGAAGGCAGGACAGTCAATACCATCAGTTGAGAAAGCATACACAGATTTCTCCAAACATCTTGAGAAAGAGTATAAGAAACAGATTGACAAGTTAAAGACTCAGAAGTCTCAAGATAGGAAGATGGCAGAGTTACTTGAACATCTTGACAACTATCAGAAGATGCAAAATCAATTCAAGATGTTGATTGCAACCTACATGAATCTGGCAGTTGCAAAGAACATTCTTGTAGATAAGATGAAGAAGATTTCAAGACTCAATCTCTTTGTTGCTACATCCTCTGGTGATTATGAAGTCACCACCCCCGAAGGATTCGTTGCAATTTCAGGTAAGTCAGCAGTAAAACTCATTGATAGACTAGAGTTCTCACGTTTGAATTTTACTGTACCTAAAACTTGGTAATAAATAAAAGAAAGCGTCAGTTAGATGAACTATAGCGAGTGGTTAGAGTCTCTTGTAGAGTCACCTTTCACAGTGAATGATAAACCCTCCTGCCCAAATGGTTACAGGTGGGATAAGAAACAAATGATGTGCGTCCCTAAATCCGCTAAGGATGATGTAGGTGCACATAATAGTAAAGACAGAAAGCCTGATAATGGACCTGGTTATAATGTGTTAGGTTCACATGGACAGAATGGTGCACCTTATGCTTATGAGGAGCAAGGTAATAACGATTCTGGTGATGGCGAATGAGACTACAACAGTTTCTAGAACGTAAAGGAGAGAAGGCTCATAGAGATGCTGTAGCAATGGGCTTACAGTATAAAGGGTTTGGATACTGGGCAGATCCACAGACTGGTGAAGCAAAATATAAGACTGTAAACGATCAACTGGTGCCTGTAGAAGGTGATGTTGAATCTGAGTTGTATAAGGGTGATGGAGAAGATGAAGGACCTACTAAATCAGGTGCTGGTGGACAGATGGCAGTACCAGGTGGTGCAGCTGCTGGCGCACCAGTAGCGCCACCTGTAGGTTCTGGTGAGAACATTGGACCTGCAATGGGACAAGCACAAAGACCTACTGAGAAGAAAGGTTGGGAAGCAGGTCCTGATGGCGATACTTGTGTTGATGGACAGCCAACTGAGGAACTACCTCAAGACATGTTTGTTGGTAAAACTAACTCAGCAAGATGGACAGCAGGTCCAGATGGCGATAATGCCATGGAACTGGGTGAGATGCGGCAGTGGATTAGTGAAGCAGAGTTCAATAGAGATAGAAAGCAACACATTAAGAATGTGAGAGATTTTGCTGACGGCAACAACTCTAATCCAGGTACTGAAACAAAAAATGATGTAATGTTTGCACAAGGTAGAGGTTCAGCATGGCTGAAAAGTTATCTTAAGAGAGTTGCTAACAATGCTGGTGTTACACCACCTACTTCATCTTCATCAACTGAAGATGATCAAGGACTTGGTAGTGATTTTGTACCTCTAAACACACAACAAAAAGCAGATAGAGCAAAAAGATTAAATAAAAATAATAAAGATAAACAAAGAAAGGCACCTGCTAAGAAGATAGCAGATGATTTATTTGACAAAGGTATTGAACCAGAATTTCCTCTTGACAGGCAAATTATTAGAGCACTCAATGCTAGAAGAAAGAAGGATACACAAAGTCCTGGTGCCTATCAGAGAGGTCTGAAATGGATGAAGGATCAGGATTTAGCAGGTGGAACTGGCAGCAATGAATACCGTGATTCTGATGGAAAGATAAATCAAGATTCTAGATACGATTCGTACCCTTATGATGATGATTCACCAGAACCACCAAGTTGGTTAGGTGGAGGAACTCCTAAGGTTCAAGATACTGATGAAGAGAATGTATTAGGACTCAATGCATCAGCAAGAGAACTGGTACAGGATGCAGATTTTGATTTGGATCAGTATGATGATAGAAGTCCACTTGCCTCAGGTGCTTTTGGTTCATTCACATTAGGTGATGATGGTGTGGGTGTGAAGACAGGAAACATTGGACCTGGTGAACTTGCAGCTCTGTATGCAATGAAAGATAATCCTCACTTTCCTACTCTTATCAATGCAAGATTTGATGGACCTTTCATCAATCAATCTGCTGCTTATAATAATCCTGGTGACAACTCAAACATGAGAAGGGGTGCAGATGGAAACTACTTTGATCCTAAGACAGCACAAACATGGGATAAGAGATTCCCTGGTGCTTGGGGTAAGTACGCAATGAGTGTTGCTGGTGGTGAACAACTTGCAAGTGTATGGAATGATTTGACTCCTGACATCCAAGAGAAAGCATTGAAGAGTTTCTGGGAAGCAAGAGGTGAACTCCATAAGGCAGGTTTCTCTCACAATGATATGCATGGTGGTAACATCATGGTGGATCCTGAGACAGGTGAGGTTTCAATCCTTGACTTAGGACTTGCTGATGATAATCCTACCTCTGCTCTTATGGAAGCATTGGGTGGACTAGACTTTGAAGAAGGTAATGACTATCAACTTGCTCATCAAGTTTCAGGTTCTAACCTACCTCAGGAGATTATGGATAGAATCACTGAGAGAAGATCAGCATTTGAAGAGAGAATAATGGATTCTTTTGAAGGTGATATGGATGATGAAGAAGGATATGACAACGCTTTATCAGTTCTCTCCAGTGTGATGGGTGGTAATATCAGAATGGATAGGGAAGAATTAGAGAAGATTACAAGTGTATTTCCTAACCTAGGAGATGGTGATTTTGTAAAAGAAAGACTTGCTGAACTCTATGATGGGTTGTGGGATACAGAGTATCCTGAAGATGCAGCAAGAGAAGAACCTACACCTGGTGGTTTGATGGGCAATAGAAGTAGAGTTGATAGTCTTATCAATAGAATGAGAGGTAAAGGACAGATAGGTACAGGAGCATCAGGCAAGATTCGTAAAGCAATGGGTATTGACCCTGATGACTAACTATGATACAATAAGTATGTAATTAGGAGTATCCATGAAAGATCTAAACAACTTCCTCTCTGAGAAGAAAGATGAGAAGAAGAAAGCTCACACTGTCAAAGATGGTGAAGGTGCTGATGATAAGAAGTACATTACCATGATGGGTGAGTATAAGCAGTTGCGTAAGACAGATAAGGAAGCAGCAAATGAGTTGCTTGAGAAAGCATTCAAACTTGCTAAAGATGGTGATGTCTCTAAGAACGCTAAGATTGCTGCCGCTTACATCTGAACTAAATACCTGAAAAGGGTATTAGAATGTCGCGCTGGAGTAACTGGAGTAGAGGAGAGCAAGAGAAGCCTAAGTTTCTTGGTAACTTTGTAAAAGAAGCATTAGATACTGGTAATCCTGCTGTTGGTTCTTCTCCTGCTGAGAGAGCAAGACAACTAGGTTTACAATCTGATGGTAGTGGTGGTTATATTGATCCAGAGACTGGACAGAAGGTTGCTGCCACTGTAAATGGTGAACTAGTCTTCTATGATAATAGAGGAATGAGTGGTGGTGCAGTATCTGATGGGTCAGGTGGTTCTGACTTAGTGAATGCAAAACCAACTTGGAGTGATCCAATGACAGGTTTGGCAATCACACCACCATCTCATCCTGAATCACCCTTTGAGAAGGGTGCAGTTCCTGATGCAATTCCTGCAGCAGCACCTGCTGGTTATGATTCGTTTATGAATCAGACTAAGATGAGGATGTATAATGCAAATCAACAAATAAATGCAACTCATAATGTAAACAATCCAATGCAGGCAGCACCTGCTTCTGGTATTAATCCTATTGGTTCTGGTGGAACTGTAGATCAAGGTCCAAACATGGAACTGCCTGGAATGGCAGAGGGAGTTGGTGATAATGCTGAAATGCGTGATAAGATGGGTATATTACCCAAATTAGGAAAGACATTTGCTCAGATGAGAGGTGAATTGCAAGTAAGTCCAAATCCTCCTGGTGAGGAAGAAGGTGGTGGATCTAAAAAAAAATCTACAGCACAACGAATGAGTGATGCAGTTGATGCTGCTGGTGGTGAAGAAGCAATCAATAAACCTGTAATATCAAAAGTGATTAAAGATATCAAAAAGGATGAAGAATTTCCACAAATCGCAAAACCATCACCTCCATCTGAACCAAGTTCAATACCCAGAACACTTTCAAATACATCACGATCAAAAAAGAGAAAACCAGATGAAAGAGATGCTGATATAAGATGGTCTCAAGGTGCAAATGAAACTGATTTGATAGGTGAAACAGCATTCATGCAAGGATTATACTCTGTATTGAATGGTGATTACAATACAGATATCCTACAATATGTTGGAAAGAAGGAAAAGGATATTCCTGAAGAATATCGTGAACAGGTGCAAGCATTTAGTGATCACATTTCTGATCATCTTCCTAAAGGTGGTTTGAATAAGAAATGGGAAGCTGCAGCTGCACAAATGGTTCAATCATTACTTCCTCATCTTGATTTAAATGAAACCTACAGTATTTCAAAAGCTGATGGTGGTAATGATGGCATGAGAATGACTGATATACCTGAAGAAGCTAGAAATCACACTTACGATTCTTTGAACAAAGCATTAATTGATAATGTTGGATCTGAATCATTACTTGAGATGATGGGAATGGATAGTGGTAATTTTATTGAACACCACGATCCAACTGATGTTGTTTTGATGGCACAGGGAGCAGCAGAAGAAATTCAAGAAAAACTTCAAGATGCAGTTGAAGATTTTCAGATGGATGGTGACAAAGAGAAGATGATGAAGGCAGTCGCGCAAATCAAACGTGATGCTATTATTGCTAAGAAATTATTCAACATCTCACTCAAAAAACCTGGTAAGAATGGAGTTCACGCTCTCACTCGTAATGTGAGTAATGAAGAAGATAATAAAAAGGTTGATGATGCAACAATGGATTTGATTACGGATTCAGATTCTGCTTCACAAAGATGGGGAACAGATGCGGATAATATTGCAGATCTTACTGATGCATTTACATTAGCATGGAAAATGAAAGATGATGCATATGATACAGATTTTGAAATTCCAGCTATCATTCACTCTGGTAATGCAAATAAAAATACACCATTTGATTTTGCTGGTAATGCAAAATTTGAAGGCAAAATTAAAGGAAGTGGAGCAAAGGCGGGTACAATTCCTCAAGATTGGTTTTCAGATCCAGAAGTAACTGAAATGTTGGGATATGGTAAAATGGACGAAGAAGGTAATGATATGATGGATGAAGAAGGTAATCCAATTCTGGAATCATTCGCTGATAGATTTGGTGGACTTCAGAATATGTTGGGTATTGATCCAAAAATGAATAATGATGGTTCTGAGAATAAGAAAGCAAAGTTAGCACGAAGATTCACAGAAGAAGAGGTTAATAAAATCAAAGAATTAGCCCAATCTGTTCAAGATTATGATGGTAATTTCAAACTTAAAACTAGATTACCTAAAGGAATTGAAGATATTCCAAGCTTCATTGATAAGCTTATGGAAGTTGATAATAAGATGCAAGATTTTCGTCCTGAAAGTCCAGTAAGATCAACAGATAGAAATGTAAATCCATATGATTTAAATTTTACTGATGAGCAGAAAGCTGAAGCTGATGAGATGATGGGTGGAACACCAGGTGTCAACATTAGAGCTATTATTAGAAACAAAGTAAGACAATTAAGGTATGTAAAATTGCTTCAAGAACTTGAGTCAAAAGGTAAACTTGAAGAATTCTCAAAGAGAAAAATCTATCGTAAAGCAATGAAGATGGGCAATGAATTTAGTCCTTATTTCTTTTTAGGTTGATTTGTGTTATAATAGATGAGTAAACCTCAATGATATTATGAGCTTAGATATCAATACAGTCCATCTGATGTCCAACATTGATGGTATGATGAAGATGGATGCTGAATCTGTAGATTTAGTTGTTACATCTCCTCCTTATGATAATCTACGTACTTACAATGATTCATCCACTTGGAACTTTGATGTATTCAAGCAGGTTGCTGATGGTTTGATTCGTACTCTGAAGCCTGGTGGTGTGATTGCATGGAATGTTGCTGATGCTGTAGTGAATCTTCATGGTAAGAAGAAAGAGGATGGTACTTCTCAAACAGGTACATCCTTTCGTCAGTGCTTGTACTTCATGGATCAAGGTTTGAATCTACATGATAACCTTCTCTATGCAAAACCAGCTGCTCGCTTTGCTGCTGGTGTGAAATCATTACGTCACTCCAACATCTATGAGTATTGTTTCATTCTCTCTAAAGGTCGTCCCAATACCACCACTCTCCTAGTTGATAAGCCCAACAAAGGTGCTGGTAAAGCTTATGTGAAAGGTGGTGGACGTAAAACCACTGGTGAGCGTGTTGGTAGAAGCAAAGATAAGAAAACTTATCTCACACCTGAGTTTGGTGTACGTACTAACATCTGGACGTATACTAATACTCACACCAATCGTGATTGCTATGAGCATCCTGCTCTGATGCCTCCTGGTTTAGCTCTAGATCTTATCAAAACCTACAGTAAAGAAGGTGATTTGGTTCTAGATCCATTCATGGGTTCAGGTACTACAGCTCGTCAAGCATTTGATGTAGATAGAAACTTCATTGGATTTGAGATTGATCCTACCTTCCATGAGTTGTGTTTGAAAATCAATGGTGAACACATGAATCGTGGTCGTCTAGATTTTGGTTGATGTGATATAATAAAAGAGTAAATCAAAGTAACTATGTTTCAAATCTTACATGGTGATTGTGTAGATATGATGAAGACTCTTGATGAGAAGAGTATTCACATGGCTGTCACCTCACCACCTTATTATAATGCTCGTGAATACGCCACATGGCCCACGTATGAAGACTATCTGAACTTTCTAGAGTCAGTCTTCTCTGAAGTCTATCGTCTTCTAGATGATGGCAGAATGTTCATTGTGAATTCATCACCTGTCATCTCAGCACCAGAGAAGCCTAGTAAAGAAGACTCTACTCGCTGGCCCATTCCATTCCACATCTTCAATCTTTGTGAGAAGGTTGGCTTCAAATACATTGATGATATTCAGTGGGTTAAGCCTGAAGGTGCAGCACCTAATCGTAATGGTGCATTCTTTCAGTTGCGTAAGCCTGTGATGTATAAGCCCAACACCATCTCAGAGGCTATTCTGGTGATGCAGAAGCCCACTTGTAAAGTCTCTGATGTACTCAAAAAGTACAAAGGTGATGTTCTTGATCAGTCTCTTGTGGCTGATGGTTATGAGCGTTCAAACGTATGGCAATTCAATCCTGAGACTGCATCAAAGCATACAGCACCTTATCCACTTGCTCTGACTGATAGAGTCGTAAAGTATTACTCATTTGTTGGTGATACTGTTCTAGATCCTTTCTCTGGCTCTGGCACCACTGGTGTCTCTGCTGTGACTCATAATCGTGCTTATGTTGGTTGTGAAATGCATCAAGAATACGTAGATATGGCAACTGAGCGCATTCAGCGTTATGATAATACTCTGGCAAATCTCCTCTGATGATTGATTTACGTCTTGGTAATTGTGTTGAACTTGCTAAAGATCTAGATGATAATTCTATCAATGTAACTGTCACCTCACCACCTTATAACAAGTGTGGTGTGGGTGGTGGTTTGTTTCGTAAAATCAATTATGACACCTTTGATGACACTCTACCTGAAGAGGATTATCAGAATCAACAGATTGAATTACTGAATACCCTCTATCAGAAGACTGTTGATGGTGGTTCTCTGTTCTATAACCACAAGGTAAGATACTTTGAAGGTGGAGCCATCTCACCATGGCAGTGGCTTACGCAGACATACTGGCACATCAGAGAGGAGATTATCTGGGCAAGAGGTTCAGGTCCTGAGATTTCAGGTTACAGGTTCATTCAACAAGATGAACGTATCTACTGGTTGTGTAAAGGTAAGAAGCATCCACGTCTGCCACGTGAATGTGCCAACTATACTTCTATCTGGAAGTTTGGTGCTGACTTGAAGAATGATCACCCTGCACCCTATCCTCTTCAGTTGCCAGTCAGGTGTATCCAGTCTGTGTTACAAGAACCTGGACTCATCTTTGATCCTTATAATGGTTCAGGTACATCAGGTGTTGCAGCAAAGCTACTTGGACATGATTACATTGGATTTGATGTATCTGAGAAATACATTGAAGAAGCAACAGAACGTATTACCAACATCTCAAAGCGTGACAAGGATAAGTTCAATGAGTGCTCAATAGTAGGTTCATCAAATCTTATCTCTTTCTTTGAATAATAAATAATAAAAAGACATTGGTATAATGGGTTTTAGATCCTTTTACGAACAAGCGGGTGGCGCACAAGAAGCACTGAAACCTAAGAGGATGAATGACTCTGTGGTTGAGGTGTTTGGGCGTCACAACCCACCTCATATGGGTCATGGTGCCACGTTTAACATGGCAAATGATATTGCTCAGAATGAGAATGCAGATCAGAAGTTTTATACATCCAGATCACAAGATCCTAAGAAGAATCCATTGCCATTCCAGGCTAAACTTGGATTCCTAAAGGAATTATTTCCAGATCATGCTGAGAAGTGGGACGATGATGAGGGTGTGAGAACCATTCTTGGTTCAGCAACAAAGGCTCATCAGGAAGGTTATAAGAACTTTCACTTTGTAGGTGGTGCTGATAGACAACAAGGTATGGAAGATTTGTTGAGAAAGTATAATGGTAACTTATATGATTTTGATAACATCTATTCACACTCAGCTGGCGAGAGAGATGAGGACTCTGACGATCCTATTATGAACCTCTCTGCCTCCAAATTGAGGAGAATGGTTCAATCTGGAGATAGTCAGGGATTTATGGAAAACTTCCCTAAAAATGGAGATGTAGCAAAGAGACTATTTGCTGCTCTTCAGATGTATGGACAGAAGAATGAGGATTGGGAAGTAGCACCAAGATATAACCAGGAACTAATCAGAGAGATGTATCGTGATGGTGACTTATATCAGGTTGGTGACATTGTAGAGTCTCTCTCATCAGGTTTGATTGGAAGAGTACACAGATGTGGTACCAATCACCTTATCTGTGTGACAGAGGATGAGATAATGTTTAAGAACTTTATTCATGATGTACAATACTATGATTGATTTTTCAAGAATAAACCGACAAATAAACGAAGAACCGTTTGCCAACCAAAGACAACAAGGACAAGGTAGGTTTAATAGGCACAATGATGGCGGCTTTGGCACAATGGCTGAAGACAGAACATTAGAACTGCTTCAGAAGATAAATCCAAATTCAACATTTGAACAACTTGGTGATAGTAATACATTAAAAACAGATATCATTCAAAGGCAAGGTAATAATAGCAGAGGATATTCTGTAAAGGCAACTAAAGATCCATCTGTACCTGTTAAAGTGAATAGTGCCAACAGTCAAGTTGGTTCACGTGGATCATTTAGAAAGATGTTGATGAATGGTAGTGATAATAAAGATTTATTCACAAGTGATTATAATTACTTAAACACGGAAGACGGAAGAAACAGATTTATTGATATCATCAGTGATAATCCTGCTGCCAGAGCATATCTTATGTCTTATGGACTAGGATCACGTAGAAGTAATGGTGGCAACTTTGATTTGAAAGAATTGGTTGGTGGTGGCACAATGTCACAAAATAGATTACTTGATCAGGTGAGTCAGAGAGGAGACAATCCATTTCTTAAACCTGATGAACTCAAAGAGGCTTTTCCTGATGAGTTTGAAGCTTTCATGGAACATCTTCAGGATAATAAAGGTGGAATCTTCAATCAGATGGTGAGGCAGCACCAATCAAGGTATCCTTCAAATTCATATCAATATGGTGATGCTAAACCAATTGATATGATGGCTCATCTGGTTTCACAAGCAAAATACAATAGAGTTTTTACAGATAAAGGTGAAAGACGTGATCCCACTCATGTTGATATTAGAGATGTTAGTGACTCAGCAATTGAAGAAGCAATGGAATATGTGAAGTGGTATAATGATGGAAATAACTTTTACCTTGCTCCTGAAGAGACTGATGATTGGAATAAGAGACTTCTTGATATTAATCCAATGAATGCATCAGTTAATGCTTGGGGTGCTAAACCAGGTGTTAATAGAAGAAATCTTAATCATATGCCAGCATCATCTCAACCAGGTAGACAGATAACAACAATGGGCGTAGACGAAGGTATGCTCAATGATGTATTTGGTGAACCTTTATGGTCTAAAAATGTATATTCAACAGCTAATGAAGATGGAACTGATGAGGGCATCTCTCATATAGAGAGCAGATAAATAACATAAAAGAAAGCTTCATGGATTTCAATCACTTACATTTCTCTGAGGGTATGGATCCCATCGAACAGTCTGCTGCTGATAAAGCAGCTCAGAGCACTGACATGAAGAGAGACATGAGAGTCAGAAGTGCTCAACAGAGACAAATGGCTCAGAAGTCTAAAACTAAGGAGAAGGCATCAATGGTGTATAATGAACACAAGGCGATGGAAGTCAACAGAGCCTATGATAGAATGAAGTCTGACTGGAGAGAAGAAATTACTGAGCATAGAGGTACACCAGCAGGTGAAGAGGATGAGAACAAACAGCATCCTTATGTGGATGTAATGCCCATGACTGATCAAAAAGAGAAACGAGCTAAGGAACAGATGGACAAAGCAAAGAAAGTTGGTGTTGAAAACGCCAGTAAGATGGCATTAGAAGATTTCAGTTTTGAAGATGCCCTTGGTAAACTCATTGATGAAGCTAAAGAAACTGATAATAAAGCCTTTCAGATGATGAAGGATAAGTACAAAGATGTACTTTTTAAGCCAGGTAAGCCCAAGAGTCCTGAAGAGAAAAAGGCAGATGCCGCAAAGAGAGCAAAGAATTACGCAGACAATAATAAGGACTACAATCCTTACAAGGCAAGAGCTGGCGAGTCTGACTGATGAGAGCTCTTCTTCGTGAGTTAAAAACAACTCTTCAGTCTCATGACACTCTTAATCCTAAGTTATGGGATGGAGAGAAACTGGATCCTGAAGTTTGGCAAGCTCTAAATAAAATTTCGAAAGAGTGGGCAAAGTTTGCCAACATCCCTAATAAGGCAATTAAGGATGTAATCATTGTTGGCGGTAATGCAAATTACAACTACACAAAGTACTCTGACATAGATCTCCATCTGATGCTTGACAAGAGCCAGGTTAAGTGTGATGGACTGGTCGACGATTATCTGCTATCGAAGAAGCAGCTATGGGCATTAACCCATGACATCACAGTCAAAGGACAACCAGTCGAACTTTATGGACAAAGTGCGGAAGATACCTTCAAAAAGGGTCAGGGAGTGTATTCTCTCCAGTCTAATGGATGGCTCCAACAACCAGAGCGAGTCAAATTTGACGCAAACTCCCAAGCCGTAAAGGATAAGGTCTATGACTTAGAAAGAGCAATCATGGATCTCATCAACTCCAAGTCTGATGATATTGCAACCTTCAAGAGAATGAAAGGCAGACTAAAGGGAATGAGATCCACAGCCATTGAGAAAGGTGGTGAATATGCACCTGAGAACCTTGCTTTCAAGGAACTCAGGAACCGTGGAGTTTTAGATAAGATGAACAAGTATCTGCGAAATTTAGAAGATAAAGACTTATCTCTATCTGAAAATCACAAGAAATGTAAGGATGGTAAAGAATGGGATAAGGACAAAAAGAAATGTGTCACTAAAAGTCGCAGACATAGAGCTTACTATGGTGGATATTGGTTGAGTGGACACAATCATTCTGGTGATACAGGAGAAGAGGGTACTGGTGGTGATGGTGGCAGTGATGGCGGTGGTGGCGGCGGAGAGTAATAAATAAAAGAAAAGTTACAAAACCATGCCAGCAAGAGTAAACACCTCAGGAGACATCGGTAACGCGCTTGATGCCTCCGACGCTTATGATAAGGACAACATTTTCCTGACTGATGAAGGTTGGGTGTATCGTCATTACAAAAATGACGCACTGACTAAGTTCTGGGACGAGATTATTGTTGCAGGTGAAGTAGATCCAGCCGCCACCATTGGTGGTGTTGCTAATGCTCCTGTAGATGCGATCGCAGACGCTTCACCTACCTTTGAGACTGGCGATGGCAAAAAAGATGTAGAGTATTCGCCAAATTTTAACTCAAGCTCCTCTGGCGGCGGTGGAACCCCTGGCGGCGGTGGAGCTTCTGGAGCAGATGTCGCACTGACACTATCAGGTGTCACAGCAGGCAACGCTGCTTATGAAACCAGCAATGGTGACAATGGTGCAGTCTCACTCACAGTTGGTGACACCTTGACAATCACCAATAACAGTGGTGGACATCCCGTTATCATCACTGAATCTGATGGCGGATCAGCAACCTCTGAGGGTTCAACAACTGGTAGTCCTGCTAATGATGGCGAATCACTTGTTTGGGATACGACAGGAGCATCCGCTGGTACCTACTACTATCAGTGTCAGTCACACTCAGCAATGATTGGAACGATTACACTGAACTCATGATATGAACTTCAATGAATTGAATAAGGACAACTTCCTTCTTTTTGCTATTAAATATTATGATAATCCAACAGCTACAACTCAGGATGAGTTTGATGAGGATCTAAACAGATTCAAGTATGTGAAGCGTTGGTTAAAGAAGTATGATGAAACAGGGGAGATGAACTCTCATCTCCTTTTGAATCACATCATTATCATTTTCAATTGTTGGAATGATGCCGCAATTCCAATGTTATTTTATAAAATTAGTCCTGAATACTGGACTTATTTAAAATCATTCATTGTTTACCTTAATAGGTTACCTGAATTTCCTGAGACTGGACTACACGACATTAGACCAAATCTAAATGTTCTCGGTATACTTAAGGGTATCTAAATCTCAAAAGTATCACTACCATTATAACACAAAAATGACAACTGCTAAACCCTCTCTTCAACAGAGACTCCAAAACATCATAGAAGATGCGTGTGCTAGTTGTGGTGGTGACGGTGGTATGTCTGCTGGTGATGGTGGATTCACTGGTGATGCAGATGCCACAGGTCCAGTCGCTGGTTATGACCCAACAATGGGTAAAATTGACAAGATTCGTAAAAAACGTAGGAATCGTATTCAACCAAGATGACAACTCTACTTCTATCACTGGCATCACCAGTTCTAGCAGGTTTAATTTCATTGGCAATTTGGCAATCTAAAAGAAACGCTAATAATGTAGAGAGTGGACTCAAGAACCTTCACAGTTGTGTCCACGAGGTCTCACAGAAGGTTGATGAGGTACAATTGGACATTGCTAAGAATTATTGCACCAAAGAGGAACTAAAGGACCACGTTGATAAGGAAGACGAATGGCATGATAAGTTCTCAAAGGATTTAACAGAGATAAAGGACACTCAGTGGCAGATAAGATTAGATCAACTTGAAATTAAGGGAAAAACTGATAAAATGTAAGTGGTTATCTACCACCTGAATGTATACAGAGATAAAATACCTCAACCTACTTTCAGTTAGGTTAGACAAATTCAAACAGAAGAAGGACTACCTCTGGAACTTCAGGTGTCCTATCTGTGGAGACTCACAGAGAAATAAGAACAAGGCACGTGGTTTCGTCTTCCAGGTGAAGGGTAAACTGCGTTTCAAGTGTCATAATTGTGGTGCAAGTCATATGTTTGATAAGTTCTTAGAACTTCAAGACCCTGTGTTGTACAAACAATACAGGATGGAGAAGTTTGAAGAGAGTGGTAAAGGTAGGAACAATCAAGCAAGTTTGAGGAAGGTAAAGTCAGCATCTAAAGCATTTGCTAAGAGGATGAATGACTTTCAATTTGAGGTTTCAAAACCAAACATTCTCTCAGATCTCACTCCAATCAACTCTCTAAATAATTCACATCTGGCAAGAGAGTACTTACAAAATCGTAAGTTGCCAACTGAGGCTCTGTACTACACAGAGAAATTCATGGAGTGGGTGAACTCCATAAAACCTAACACATTTCCTAGTATAGAGAAGGATGAGCCAAGGATTATTATTCCTTTCATCAATAAAGAAGGAGATGTATTTGGTTTACAAGGCCGTTCCCTTTCTGGTGATGGTTTGCGTTATATTACTATCCTCCTTGATGAGGAAGCACCAAAAATCTTTGGATTGAACACAATTGATTATGAACAAACAATCTACGTCTGTGAAGGCCCGCTCGACAGCCTCTTACTCAAGAACGCTGTTGCGATGGCAGGTGCTGACTTATCTGATGACTTCAGTCTTGGCAGTGACATTGTGTATGTCCTTGACAACGAACCTAGAAACAGGGACATCGTCAACAGACTACACAAACTCATCAATAGAGGACAGAAAGTTGTATTATGGCCCAGCACATTGAAGGAGAAGGATATAAATGAAATGTTTCTTGCTGGTTACAATCCACAAGAACTGATACAATGCAACACATTCACAGGACTCACAGCCACCTTGAAATTAAAAGACTGGACTAAGGTATGACACAAAACATTAATGTAAAGAAGAGAAATGGAAGAGGCATTGAACCACTTGATTTGAATAAGATTCATGTAATGGTTGAGGAGGCATGTAAGGATATTACAGGCGTTTCTGCTTCTCAGGTTGAAATCCAGTCTTCACTTTCGTTCTACGATAAAATTACTAGTGCAGACATTCAAGAGACATTGATTCGTT